AAAATATTCCGCAGCGCCTTCGGGATAGTTGTCCCAATGGCAATAGAAATACTGGCTCATCTCCTCGTACTTTTTCCGTATTCGGATTAAATAGATCCCTCTAGTCGCCATTGGATTTCTCTCCCATTTGTAGAGCAACTTCCATCTTGAAATGATTAAATGTGTGTTCGAGAAATTCTTCCGCTTCTTCATATTTTGGCGCTGAAGAATATGCGACTTTGATCCCAAGCTGTATAAGCATCGCGCAAAGAATTTTCGTTCCGCATCGCTTATTAATTATAACATCGTCCAGCCATTGATATAGATTGTTGTAGACTTTTCTTACCGACTCATCGGTATAGTTCATAATTTTTTCTCCTGTTAAGAATGACTGAAAAGTCACCCAGTTTTTAAAAAAGGGGGATTGGTCCCCCATTGGGTTATACAGCCTGTGCTAGTTTCTCAGTCAACATCCAAAGAGCCTTATTTATCCTCAGATTCTCATTTACCGAAGTAACATTCCTCGTCGAATTTCTTCTACGATTCTGCCTATATCGGATACCTCCGCGGATCAGATTCTCTTGGACTCGATTGAATGTCGTGAAGACATCGTTGCCCATGTCTCCAAATCTACGAACCTGGATGATCGAATCCGCTTTGATCGGTGCATCCTCCAGAGAATCGTACTTCAAAAGCAATGCAGCGGACCCATAGGCCAATTGCTGTTCTTTGGTCAGCTGGATTTTAGACCACTGATCGCAGATCTGCATCATCTCGGGGAATGTCGCCTGGATCTTTCCAGATTCCTCGACAACGCGTTCAACGGCGTTCCCGATGTGCTTTATGCTCGCGGAGAAATGATCGTTACCAACGACAAGGCCGTTCGCACACACGAAGCGGTAGACACCGCCTCGGATGTTATAGGCAGCTGTTCCGTTATGGGAATTGACCAGGATCAGCTCAGGCACGATTCCTCCAACTTCCGGCTCAGTCTCGCGACGGAATCGGATCATGTGCTTCGCATGGGATACGCCCATAGGATCTTTGGAACGGGTTTCGCTTGCCATGATCGGCAGGTATCCCACTTCACGCAAAGCGCGGACGCTCTCGATCGTCGGGATCTGGACATATTTGTCGGTCAGCTTTGCGCTGTAGTCTACTGAGAAGATGGACGGAGCCTCTTCTCGGAGCATTTGTTCTGTTAGATGTCTCATCAGTTCGCCTCCATTGGTTACTGACAACTGTCAGTATACTATATATGGTACATGTTCGCAAGATCTAGACTTTATTTTAATTCCAAAAAATGGTTTGATAGCGATTTGTGAGGTATAAATGGGTGGGCCTAAAAAGAATAAGCACGCAGTTAAACTGAAAGATGAAGATCTTAAAATAAAAGCTTATGAAGATTATTGCGCTCATTTAGCATCTGGAAAAGACAAACGAGGCTGGTATTTTGAGGTCGACGGTGAATTTCTTTGTACCTATCGAACCATCGAAAAATACATGAACGAAATGCCACAGGTTTTGGACCCCCAGAAAAAAGAAGTGGCAGATTGCAAGTCATATCTCCTATGGGAAAAGAAAGGAACGGACATGATGGAAGGGAAAAAAAAGAGCGAGACTGCCCTTTACCAAATGTTTATGAGAAATAAATTCGGATGGGATAAACCGAAAGAAATAACCGAACTCGATACTGATAAACTCGCATCGCTCACTCAGTTCTTCAAGACTGTATCTTCAAAACCGCTTGAATCAAAATCAACAACGAATAGTGATCATAATGATTCGTCGCCTGAAGCATAATATGCTCGGGCAAGTTGTCCATCTTCTCGATTCGATCGGCAATCAGCTTGATCAAATCGTCTTTAGTCAATGCGGGTTCATCCATGTATTCTGAGCCTTTTGCACCTAAACAGGTAGAGTTCATTCTAAACAGCAATGCGAAATTTAATCTAGCGCATGGATCGGTACGCAGCGGCAAAACAGTTTGCACTTTGTTCCGATTCATGAAAGCGGTGCATGATTGCCCAGGAACCCAGATTTGGATGATAGGACACACACTCGAGACAATATACGACAACGCCATTCAGTTGCTTTTTGAATCGAAGCAGTTGGGTATGTTTCGGACTTTTTGCACTTGGTTTCCAGGAAAAAAAGAGCTTCGCTTTGGCAACAAAGTCATCAACTGCCTTGGCGCAAAAGATGAACGAGCGATGGGACCTATTCAAGGGAAAACTTTCGATCTTTGTTATTGCGACGAGTTTACTCTTTATCCGGAATCTGTGATACAGATGATCATCACAAGGCTTTCAATGCCGCATTCACAAATGTTCGCATCGATGAACCCAGTTCAGCCGTCGCATATCATCAAAGAAAGCCTAATCGATCGTGCAGACGGGGGAGACAAAAAATACTATGCTCTACATTTTGGTGTTGATGATAATCCTTATCTATCTGAGGACTTCAAACAGACTTTAAGAGAAACTCTCACCGGCCTTTTCTACCGCCGAAATTACCTCGGAGAATGGTGCCTCGCTGAAGGCGCGATCTTCGACTTCCTCGATAAGAAGATCCACGTCGTTAAACGTCCTCCTCGCGCTGCGGAGTTCTGGATCGCTGGCATCGATTACGGCGCGTCTAATGCCTTCGCATGTGTATTACTAGGATTCAGTAGCGGCAACTACGCCCAAGAAGGCGCACATATGTGGGTCGAAAAGGAATATTACTGGGACTCCGAGAAAATGGGTCGACAGAAACGGAACTCAGAATTCGCTAGAGACCTCGTAGCGTTCTTCGATGGATACAGCGTCCGCGCTTGCTATATCGATCCATCGGCTGAGGCGTTTCAGGTAGAACTGCGGCATATTGGCATCCGCGCCGTTCATGCCGACAACGATGTCTATAACGGCATTATGACGATGACCAATCTTCTCGCCGAAGGTTCACTAACGATCTGTGAATCATGCCCGAATCTAATCCGTGAGATGGAAGGCTATGTCTGGGACCCTAAGAAATCAGCTCGCGGCCTCGATGAACCATTCAAAGAGAACGATCACGCCGTGGATGCCCTAAGATACGCCGTTAGATCGTTTTTAAAGGGCAAGTCTACTATGAGAGTACCCAAGGTCGACGCGCCTGGTTTTGGTCGAAATTTGGGCCGTCAGAGAGATCAGATCATTCCTCAGCCGACGGGGCCGCAGAGGTTCATGATTTAATTATCTTTTTGCTTACAATTCTATGTGCATAAATCATGATATTCATTAATATATAACCCAAAAGCAAATGGGGATATATGAGCGACCTAAAAAAAATTTATCATCAAGATTATCATCGACAAAATTACATCAAGAAAAAAAATACATGTGATGTTTGTGGGAAGGATTTAACAGGACGAAGATTAAAACGATGTAAGGAATGTAAAATTTCTTGTAAATGCGAAGATTGCGGAGAAGTTTTTTTTAGACGTGTACATTACAAAAAATGCTCTAAATGTTCTTATAAAGATTTAAAAGAAAAAAATTCTGAAGGTTTCCAAATTTATAGAGAACGAATAAAAAAAGAATACAATAAAAAACTTCGGATTCGGCAAGGACTCTCCGAAAATCATGATTTTGGGAAAGCTCCAAAAGGCAGTGGATACGTAAATATAAAGGGATATCGAAAATTTTGGATGAAAGACCCAGAAACCGGTAAACAAATATCCCGATATGAGCATCATATCGTAATGGAGCAAAAACTCGGAAGAGAGCTATATGATCATGAAAGAGTACACCACATTAATGGAATTCGAAATGACAATCGACCAGAAAATTTAGAACTTTGGTCTACATGGCAACCATACGGTCAGAGAGTAGAAGACAAAATAAAATACTACGTTGAGTTTTTGGAGCAATACGGCTATAAAGTAAGTAAGTGAAAAATTTACTTACCGGAGGGCCGAGTTGAGCTTCTATTACCCCCCTTGGAATAACGCCCTTGAGCCAAATCAAGGCAATGTGCGTCAATGGCTTGACAATCTTTATTCTAAGTTTCAACCAATTGAGCAGGCTTTAATGATGGATTATTGCGGGCCTGTTAATAAAAGAGAATTAGCGCTGGAATCAGAGTAATATTGATTCACTCTTTTATGCAGGCTTGGTTTAGGGCCTGTTTAAACTGTTCCTGATTGACTTGGAAGCCTAAACCAAATGGCATGGCGACAAGGCGGAACCCAATAGGGACCGTGAGAGACTGAGTGGAATGGACCGAAAGGTATGCGACAGTCCGATCAAAGCAACGAAAGGCTTTGAGGTTAGCAGAAATGACTAGCCCCGTGAAAAACGAGTAACAAGAATGCTCAAACTTTCATCAATCGCTACTTCAACTTCACTCCCTCATTTTCTTATCAGAACTTCTATTTCAACCTGATCCAACAGCCAGTGAATATGGTCACTGGCTACCAGCGTCAGCACAGGCGTTCGATCAATTACATCCCGGCGGAAGGCGCAGATCCGCATACTACGGATCAATATACCCGGATCATAACGCACGTCTCAAATGTCGAAGGGATCAACGAGCAATTTAGTAAAGCTTGCGAACTCTCCGCGGTGTCCGGAATGGTCTTGCTTCAGCCCTATCTCGATTACGTCGGTGACGATCCGGCGCAGGGGTGTTTGAAACTCAAAATCTGGGAATACAACGCATTCCTTGTCGATCCTTATTTCCGATCGCCAGATATGAGCGACGCGCAATTTGTATGGTGCCAGGAATACATCTCGAAGAAGGAAGCAGAAAATCGATTCCCCGATAAAATCGGGAACATAGCACCTATGGCTGGCACGCCACAGCGTTACGGGTCATTTTATTTCTTGCCGGAAAACTACAACATGGCCCGTAACGATCTTATGGTACTCAGCTATGTATGGTACAAATGGAAGAGGAAGAAAAAGCGATTATATAGTAGAACTAGAAACCAATTCTTCGACTTCTCAGAGAAGAATGCCGATTTAGACCAAATTCTGTATGCAATCCCCGACATGGAACTCGCCGAAGTAGAGACACCATGTTGGAAACTAGCGGTGGTACTCAATGATCAGATCATGTTTCAAGGCGACAATCCTCTCGGGTTTGATAACTGCCCTTTTATACCTGTGTTCTGGAATTATGAGCCGCACATAAACTACTACGATCTTCGGGTGAGATCGCTTGTGAAAACAATGCGAGATCCCCAGTTCTTGATGAATCGCCGAATCATCCTGAACCATGATATCACCGAAGCGACAATCAACGCAGGATGGAAGCGCAAAGTCGGAGCAGTGGCCAACGAAGACAACTTGAAGAAGTCCGGCCAGGGCTGGGATGTCCTTGTCAACGAAGGCTATGACATGGCCGATGTCGAAAAGATCATGCCGTCGGGTGTTCCGGAGTCTGATATGGCCCTCGCTGATCAAATGGCGAATTTGATCTTCTCGACTTCAGGGATCAATCTCGAGAACTGGTCTGCGCAGGAAGATAAGCAAGCATCGACGCTGACTGTTCTTCTCAAACAGGCCGCTAATCTCATGGTTCTCCAGAAATACTTTGACCAGTGGGACTATTCTCTGAAACTTCTCGGCGAGAGAATGCTTCAGATCGTGCTGAATAATTGGAATGCGGCGAAAGTCTCCTTGCTCATTGGCGAAGAGCCGAGCGAATATTTCTACAGTCACATCTTTGCTAAGTTCCAGGTAATCGTCGAAGAAGGGCTTAATACAGCGATACAGAAACAACAAGAGTTCGCCCAGTGGATGGAACTCAATACGGCTCTTGGTGGCATAATTCCTCCATCGGAGATTGCTAAACGCGCAGTCATCCAAGGCAAAAACGAACTTGTTGAACTCTTGGTTAAACAAGAGGAAGCCGCCGCGGCTCAAGCTGAACACGCACAAACGGTATCCCATGTTCTGGAAGAAGCGAAAATCAAAGAACTCTATTCTAAAGCCGCTGCGAACATCGCAACTGCTAGAGAGCGACACGGTAGAGCCGAAGCCGACATCGGACTCTTTGAAGAAAGACTATCCGAAATCACCCACAATCGGGCAATGGCTACTAAAGCTAAGATGGAAGCTCTCGAGAAGCTTGTTGATGTTATCGGTAAATATGGTGAAATCGAGACTGCTCTCAAAATGGCGGAGTTGGAATCGTTCGACTATCAGCAAGAAGGCAAAGAAAACGAGGAAAAAGCCGACGCCAAACGCACAGCTATGAGCAATGATTTTGTGATGCAGGTCATGGGTCAAGCCGGCGGCCAACAAGGCGGTCAAGAGCAGCCCCAGCAACAACAGCCTATGCAATAATTACACACAACTGGTACAATGTCTTGCTTACCCGTAGTGTAATATAGGGTTACTTGGATGATGTAGCTGGAAACAGCTTCACGGTTCGAATCCGTACTCCTCCATCAAAGGGGGAGAAAACCCCATATGATTATTCTCGGGTTTTGATTTAGCGATGGCGAAAGAGATTAGATACTTAGGTGGCAACTACTTTAGTTGCCGTGGTCGAGGGCTAAACCCTCGATCCCGCACCATATGCGGGATAACCGGTGCTAAGCTCGTTCATTCCTCGCTTTTTGTTTAGACGTGGCGTAGATAAGAGTTACTTAGCACAGTTAATGCGGTTGTCAATCGTGCAAATCGATTCATCACCTTCGGGTGATGTAGCTCAGTTAGTAGAGCACCAAAAAAGCCTCTTATCGATTATTCCCGTCTTTTTTTGTTCCCGTGGAGTAGGGATGAGTTACTTTGCCTATACCAAAAGACTCATTTCGATTTTTCCCGGGATTTTTGGAGGCGTATGAAGACTAATTTTCAGGTGAAAAAGCCTGTATTCACACACGAGGGCGCTCCCTCGACCAATGTTTCGCCGATTGTCGCTCTTCGGCGTTCTGTCATGGCTTGCATGCTCTGGGAAGACAACTTTTATGAAGACGGCCAATCGATCGTCGATCGCATTGAGAAGCTTTGTGAAAAAGTCGACGCTCAACACATCGCTGAATTAGCATTGAATGCTCATAAACGCGGCTTTCTTCGACATGTACCTCTTAAATTGATTGTCGAAGGACTAAAGAAGAAAAATCATATCACTCCTTTGGCACATTGCATCGTTGAAATCTGCAATCGTCCTGATCAGATGACCGAACTCCTCTCACTCTATTGGAAGAACGGCAAGAAGCCATTGGCTGCTCAGCTTAAGAAAGGATTGGCTCGCGCTTTCACACAGTTCGATGAGTACCAGCTTGCTAAATGGAACAAAGATGCGCCGATCAAGCTACGGGATGTCCTATTTTTGTCGCATGCGAAGCCAGAGAACGATGAGCAAGCCGAACTATGGAAGCGACTGATCGCTGGCACTATGAAGACTCCCGAAACATGGGAAGTTAAACTCTCGGCGGGTGAAAAGAAAGATGAAGCCTTCGCCGAACTCCTTGAGAAAGGAAAAATGGGGAAGCTTGCGATCATCCGTAACTTGCGTAACATGCGTGACTCCGGCGTATCGGCTGATCTTGTTCGAAGGGAGTTGATGAAGAATTCTCGGCCATTGTTGCCATTTCAGTTTATCCAAGCTGCTAAGATTGTCCCGGAATGGGAAGAGATGATCGACGCCTCGATGATCCAAGCGCTTCAGGATAAAGAAAAGATGCCAGGTACTACAGTCCTCTTCGTCGACGTATCCGGATCGATGACCGGAGCGACCGTATCCGCCAAGAGCCAGGTGACGCATCAGGATGCAGCTTCAGGACTCGCTATTTTGCTTAGAGAGTCATGTGAAACCCTCGATGTGTTTTCGTTTTCCGACGCTTTAGCGTTCGTTCCTGCTCGGCATGGGATGGCTTTAAGAGATGCAATCGTTAAGTCTCAACCCAATCAAGGGACTCATCTCGGCGCTGCATTGCGCAAATACCTAGAGATCCGAAAAAAAGACGTCAAGATCGATCGCATCATTGTCGTTACCGACGAGCAACTCCACGATGTCCCACCGAAGATGGGAATCGACAAATGCTATATCCTCAATGTATCGAACTGCCAACATGGCATAAAGAATAACGGCGAATGGACGGTGATTCATGGATTCTCCGAAGCATCAATTGATTATATCCGAGAGATTGAATCCTTCAGCAACCAATGACCATGATGACCCCTGAAGATGCAGTCTTTGTCATACGTGTATTGCATTATCGGAAATTTGAAGAAGGAACTCCTCGCGTCGATAAGGCTCAAAAATATATCGCTGATCGATATAACATACATAAGGCGACCATGAGTTTTTTGGAAGCTGAGCGATTAGCTAAAGCCGAATGGTTGGTTGATTATTTCTCCGAGATACCGCTTGATAAAGAATGACCAATCTATATAATTGATTTTTTAACAGACAACCTCGGGGGATTTATGTCTGGACGAAGAATCGATGATCACGGGTTCTGGGCCGGTGGCAAGAGCAAAGGCTCTGTTTTCCCAGAAGGAGTTCATCACAAATCTGAGCGATCGGCTGAAGGCGCGGCTCATATCGGAATGGAATACTCCGATACGACCGAAATGATCCATCGCGATCAAATGCATGGAGACAGCAAAGCCAAAGCTCATAAAATGAAACCTGGGTATAGGAATTAACGATGGCTAAGCACGGCATCTTTAATCAACCCATTGCACCGAAGCAGCGAACCACATCAAAAGGGTTCGTTGCTCCGACCAAGGAGCAGGCCACTACTGGTCGATATATGACCGCCGGCGATTATTATGGCACTGGCTTCAAAGCTCCTATTGGCAAGATGCGGGGAGATTCGCCTGGTATGAATCCGGTACCTCAGAAAAAGCTCAAGGTCGATCCGAATTCATTGGCTTAATGGGAACAGACCGATGTATAATATTTTTTGCCCCCACAGCGCGCATATTCCTGTCGGACTGTAGTTTTTCCAACATTGGCAATTACGGAAATTTCTTCAAGGGACTTACCCTCTTTTGTTAATTTTTCGATTTCCTGACGAATTTCAAAAGCTAATCTTTTCATTGCAAGTCATTAGTATCTTAAATTGGCATGCGTGGAATTGAACCACGGACAACGTTCTTATCAGAAACGGACTCTACCGCTGAGCTACATGCCATAAAAACCCCAGTATTCGGATGCAGCCAGGAACTGGGAACCTTAAGGTTTATCTTCGCTCGCAAGACCTTCAAACCGCGATTGCATTAAGAAGTTGCCTTCTATGACGTGCTCGCAATCACTACCGTGCGGGTGTCTAGAACCGCAAAGGCTCGGCCTGGGATCGAACCAGGGGACTTTTGATTAACAATCAAATGCTATACCACTTAGCTACCGAGCCGTATGATTATATTTCATATTTCTACCGCTGAGCTACTGAGCCATGTAAAGATCTCATATCCATAATGGGATTCACATTACCGCTCGCTACAACTTGAGGAAGCTTCCCATCCCATTTCTGGATCGCTTCGTATGTCAAAAGCTCCGGAGTTAGCGATTGCTGGATCATCCGATTCGATGTCGCCTCGGCCTCAGCTCTTAATAACCTGGACTGGGCCTCTCCATTCGCTGCGGCGATCTGCTTCTCGGCCTGAGCCTTTGCTTCGCGAAGTTCATTCTCTCGTTGCTGAGCTCTCTGAGTCGCTTCGATCTTGGAGTTTAGGGCTTTGACTACCTGATCTGGGAAATATAGTGTACCAATTATGTATATTCTGTCTATGATAATCCCAACCTTTTCCATCTCAAGGCGAACCACTTCTTGAACGCCAGTGATGAATGACTCTTTTTCTGGTCCATAGAGCTGTTCGACAGTCATTTTGGAGGCAAGTTTATTGATCGCATCGCGGGTATATAGACGCACGAATCGATTGGTAATCTCATCGAGGCCGTTGCGGTACTTAGCGAAGAGAAGATGGATTTTCCCGGGTTCTAGATGATAACTCAGGCCAATCTCTGCCGAGACATTCAGACCCTCTCCGGATTGAAATTCGAAGCCTTTTTGACCTTCCCAGACGGTATTCTGTTGGAAGATCGGAAACGTATAGACCTTTTTCCAGGGAGCGATCCAATGCATTCCGACTTCCAGTTCGCGAATAGCAACGCCTTTGTCGTCGCCAAATAAATTGACGACGATCCCGATATAGCCAGGGCTGATCATCTTGAAGCAGAGAGCCCAAAAAATCACAAGGCCGATTAAGATTGCAAACCAAGAATATGTACGTATTGTAAATTTCATGTTGTATGCCTTCGAGCCTCTAAGCTCAGTAGTTGATAAATATTATCGATTTCGGCGTCACTTAAGTCATCGGGTTCTGGAGTTTCAATTTTATGACGGTCGTTTTGGAAATCATGTATGGATTCAGCGATCATTTTGGATTCAGTGAGCAAGCCTTTTTGGTATTGTCCCCACATTTCCCTGGCTGGGATCATCCAAATGATCTTGATGATATCCTTTCCGGGGTATGCTTTGAAGAGCATTGAGTTTGTTTGAGCCTTTGGTTTGGTGAGGCGCGGCTGCCAAATAAGCCGTTTAGTCACACCGTCATCATCGGTACGTGCGTGAGCAAAGATATAAAAAGGAACGTCTCCGAAAGGCCGTTGGTTGATGAGATCTTGGCAGCATTCAGAGATGTTCAGACTTTGTTTTTGAAAGGTCTGGAGTCGATCGTGGGCGTCAAGAAGATTGATTTTCATGTCAATACCTCGGTGGGTGACAGTTTCATGTCCATAGATTTTGAAAATATTTCCCAAAAAGCTCGCATCCTTCTTGAATGCGGTTATTATATGCTTTCGATTTTTCACTAAATTCATCCAAATCTGCTTTTTCTTCTTTTGATATTGGAGTTTTAAGTTTCTGAATGAATTTCGCCCAATCTCCTCGACGGGATCCAATATTAGAACGCTTTCTTTCCGGCTGATTCGGCTCGCTATGTCCAATTTCATACATCGCCCAACGGATCTTTTCTAAGATTTCATTCCATCGATGCTCAGCTTTGGCGAATTCTTCGTCAGTATATTCGATATTCTTATCTTCGAACATACAGCCGGGAATTCCTCGCTTATCAGCCATGATCCGTTTGATCATCGGCTCGATGATTTGGGCCAGTGTCCAGTCGACGCTCCAACAATCCCATTCGTGGATTTTAATTCGGCGTATTTGATTAGGATATCTTCCAATATCAACTTTCATTGTTGCACTTTTTTAATCCGTCTAAAAGGTCATATAGCATATAAATCGCGTCTTCATAAGACTTACCTTGAGTCATCGACCCTGTTTTCCGATCATAAACTAGCCAATGATCCCCATCTTGCCAAATTCGAATAGTCCAGGCTAATTCTGGGATAAATTCATTTTCTTTCATCTTGCCATCAATTAAATAATTTAGTGTAATCACCTTAACCTAAACTCGCATGCCAGCGTTAAAGGCAAAAGGTGTCGATGACTGTACCAAACAATGCACAAAACGATCAAGCCCAAACTGAGCAAAAAGCCCAGTCTGACAAAGAAATTAACTTCGCAGCGATCCGCAGACAACTTGAACAAGAAAAGTTAGCAAGACAGCAAGCCGAAGAACGAATCGCCCGAATCGAAGAAGAACGAAATGCAAAGAATAACGACGACGATGATAGTGATGATGAGCCTTATGTTGATCGTCGCTCATTGGACAAGAAATTCAAAAAATGGGAGCAAAACATCGATCAAAAGATCGAGAAGAAAGCCGAAGAGAAAGCCCGATCCCTGGTTGAACAAGAACGGCGAAACTCATACCTAAAACAAAATGCGGACTTCAATGAAGTGATGACACCAGACATGCTCCAAAAGTTCGTAGAAAAGCATCCGGGACTTGCAGAGGGGATCTTAGGCATGCCAGATGGATTCGAAAGACAAAAGCTCGTATATGAAAACATCAAAGCCTTGGGCATCAACAAACCGCCTGAACAGAAACAGTCTATTCAAGAGACGATCGATAAAAACCGACGGTCTCCGTTTTATCAACCGAGCGGCGTCGGCACATCGCCATATGCCGGAGCCGGTGACTTCAGCCCAGCCGGACAAAAGAACGCCTATGCCAAATTGCAAGAACTCAAAAGCAAGTTAAGATTGTAATTAAAATCTTTAGTACATATATTGGGCCTTTCGCAAGCAAAGCGTTATTTGCATTCGCGTAGGCCCTTCGCAAAGGCAAGCGTAATAGTCCATTCGCATTGGTCAAAACTAGATCGTAAATACTCACACAGAGGTGTGTCTTGAGTATAACAACGACTGGAAATTTGGGCCCAATGATCCTCCAGAGCTTAGCTCCGGCGATGCTTTATGTCCCAACTCCAACGATGAATAACATTCTCATTTGCGACAAAGTGTCGATGCCGGTCAACGGCGGAACTACATGTCGTTTTATGAGACCGAGAGCATTAATTCCCCCTACCATCCAACTTGGTAATTCAGGAATCGATCCTCCAGCACAAGTACCGCAAAGAGATATCATCGACGCACAAATGTCGTTCTTCGGAACCGGCTGTGTGATCAACGAACAGGTCATCCTACAAGATCAGGAAGGCGTGCTCGCATGGGTATCTGAGCGTTTGGCCGTCGCCATGAGACAAGCGGAAGATTTGATCCTCCGCGATTACATCCTCTCCTCAGCGAGCGTGATTTACGCAAGTGGCGGAAGCAATAACGATAACCCAACAAATTTGGCAGCGTCAGATTTTAGCCTCGTAGCAGCAACGCTCGATACTAATAATGCCTATAAATTTATGTCGGGTATCGAAGGAATGGACAGGTTCGGAACTGGTCCCGTTCGTTCTGCGTACTTCATGTTGAGCTCTACTGAGCTTCAGCCTGATTTCGATGGACTGACTGGCACTGGATTTTTGAACCAGTGGAATTATCCTACTAATGCATCCGCTTTGCCCAGCGAATATGGAAATGTCTATAACATCCGCATTCTGACAAGCTCCGAAGCACCTGTTGCTCGCGGCGCATCTTTGAATGACCGCGATGTGTACTACAACACCGTAGTCGGGAAGCAAGCTGTCACGCATATTAATCAGGACGGCTATAGCATGAACCTGATTTATCGCGATCCATACTACAGCGGTATGCTCGCACAGAATGCGACTCTTGCAGTCAAGTTTTCACAAGCACAGGCTTTGACGCAAGATACGGCTATCCGTCAATTGCTTTGCACTCATGCAGGCAACATTAGCGGAGGTTTATAATGACTGAGTATTCAAGATATGCAAAAGGCAGTTATACACTCGCCGCGACAGGTAACACTCAGGTGGTTTATCTGCCGTTTCAGCCAAGCGTTGTTAAGCTTTACAACGAAACCGCCTATGCCGGCTTCTCTGCAAGTACTATTCCGTGGGCTGTTTGGGACGCTGGTTCTCAAGCTCAGGGAACCGCCATTGTAGGGTATGTTGCTTCAGGTCCCGTTCTGCAAACCGGTCAAGTTCTCACACAAGGGATTAGCACCTTTGCGGCGGGATTGGCTTTGCAATATGGTCCACAGCAACAGATCATCGGCGCAACCGCTGCAAATCCTATCGTCGTTAACGTCACAGCTCACGGTTATTCCGTCGGCGATGTCGTAATCCTCGAAGGATTGTTTCAATCAGCAACGACTGGTATGCCTCAAATTGCAGGGATTCCATTTTCGATCAGCGCGGTTGGCGATGCTAACCACTTCTCGATCGTATGGCCAGGCGCTGGTAGCAACTATACTGCTTTGTCAGGTTCTCCATCGGGAGCGTATGTAAGGAAAGTTCTGTATCCTTATCTCTATCTCCCAGGCGTGAACTTTATCGAAGCCATTACTACCGGATCTACAACGACTGTCGTCACAACCACGAACCACAACTATGTTGTCGGTCAAGAAATTGCGTTTAGAATTCCAACCGTTTGGGGAACTACTCAGCTCAATTCTTTACCGAACAATCTTATTCCTGGTTCGCCAATGTACGGCTTTGTCACATCGATCACGAATAACACTACGTTCGTCTGCAATATCAACTCTACTGGATATACCGCGTTCAATACGAATCAGCCGGTCGCTTCAGTCAGCGGGCAGCAATTCCCGCAAGTTGTGGCAGTCGGCGATGTGAACACAGGTGGAGTCCAATATACCGGAGGTAGTAACTACTATCCATCTCCGGCATTCCCGACTTCCAGCGGTGGGATTTCGACGATCAATGGTCCTGCAATTCAGGGAGCGTTCGTTAACAACACGCGCCAAGGCTTTAGTGTCGGCCCAGGAAATGCGAAAGTCGGAGCGGCTGGTGCCGATACGTCCTCGCACCTGTCCGGTACGACTAGCGATGTCGTATTGTGGGAAGCGTTCATTCCTGATCTTTCAATGCCATAACAAATGGGCGCGGTATAAAAACCGCGCCTTCTTTGAGGATCGATGAGTGCATTCCCTGGACCAGTTCCTCCGGAAACCAATCCGCCGATAGAGCCGCAGAATTATCAGCCTTCGGTATTTCCGATCACTGCGATTATGCAAGGCACATCGACGACGGTTACGGTTATGCCCGTGTTTGGGGTTAATGCGAACTATGTGATTGGTCAACTTGTGAGATTCTGGATACCGTCATTTTATGGGATGAGAGAACTCAATGGCATGGAAGGTTATGTCGTTGCCCTCCCTAGTCTTAATCAAGTGACTGTACAGATAAATTCCACGAACTTTACGCCTTTCAATCCTACTCCATCATACGGACCCACGCCGCCACAGATTGCGGCGATCGGCGACGTAAATACCGGGATCATTTCATCTACTGGACGATCAATCCCGACTACGAACATCCCAGGTTCGTTTATCAATATATCCCCCGTCGAAGCGGGTTAGGAGCATCATGGTTAGACCCTCTGTAAACTCAACCGGCCAAAAAGAGCTGGATAAAGCACAAAACGATTTCGATAAATTCGAAGAGAATATCAATAGCCTTACCGTCGATCGAATGGCGAAAGTACCTCTCGAAGAAAAAGATCCACAAACCAAAATTTCGACTCGTGAAGCTAACAAAGCCGACGCGCCTTACATCAAACCATTCAAGTCGATCAATTCCAAGGAAAAAGCCAATGAAAGATTCGCAGAACTGCGACGAAAGTCCTGGGAATACGTCAAAGTGATCGTCGAAAATAATGAGATCATCGGCGAGACCATCGAGGCATGGACCAAGCGCTGGCCAGGCGATAATGCCGATTTTTGGAAGGTTCCTGTCAATAAACCTATATATATACCTAAATTATTAGCTGAACAATTAGCCGGATGTCGCTATCATCGGCTAGTGATGCAAGAAAATACCCCAACGTCCTTTGATGAGAAGGGTACATACTACGGCGCGATGGTCGCAGATACGACTAAACAGCGATTGGATTGCAGAACAGTAGGCGAAAACTTTGTGAGCATGTCGCTGCGATGAACTTACTGCAAGACGTCATTACGTATGTAAGAAGGATTGTAAAAACTCCCTCCCCGGCCGTTTTGTCCGACAATCTCATTTGCGATTATATCAATCGCTTTTGGTTGATGGATATGGACGCGCGGGTGCAGTTGTACGACTTTAGGACAAAATACCAATTCCAAACGATCCCGAATGTCTGCGATTACAATATGCCATTATATAACGTTCAGACATCGTCTTTGCAGGCATCTATCACGCCATTTCCGGTGTATCAGGGTTTTATGACACCGGCGTATGTGAACGGGATACAGATCCCGTTCTATAACTATCGTGATCCGTTTTGGAAACTTTGGCCTAATTATGTGCAACCGTTACAACCTGTGGCAATCGGCGATGGTTCTACGAAAAATTTCTCATTTTCTTTACCATATTTTCCAGCGATACCTGGGCATTTGGATATGAGTGGCATTATTGCAGCCACGACTATCTACACTGCGACGACTGATCCGATCTTTGCGAATGATTTCACTAATTATTTGGTCAATGGAACGATCAATATCCCTACGACAAGCTTTTATCCTGGCGTCTATATCACATATACAAATGCGAATGGGAGCAATACGACGATCTCAGATAGCGGCGTTTTCTTGCAGAATGGAACAGGCGGAGATTTATATGGGCTTTTGATACAACCCGGTAATGCTCCTTATGGGAATCTTCCATTAAGCAGCGGGGCGACTCCGAATGTCTATAGCACCTCCATAAATACCGTGAATTATGCAACTGGTCAAGTCAATGTTCAGTTTCCCAACGCGCCAATTTCTGGATCAGAAATACAGGTTCAAAGCTATTTCTTCGAACAGGGAATACCGAGAGCCATTTTGTACTGGGACAACTGCCTCACGATCCGGCCACCTCCCAATACTCAGTATCTCATCGAACTCGATGCATATTTGACACCAGCCGCGTTCTTAGCGACGAGTCAGGCGATCCCATTTGCTTACATGGCTGAATATATTGCGCGCGGAGCCGCAAGAAAGATCCTCAGCGATACCGGTGATCTAGAACAGTTTCAATTCTACGAACCTCTTTTTCGAGAACAGGAAACGCTTGTATGGAAGCGATCGCAAAGAATTTTCACTGCAACGCGAACCGGAACTATTTTCTCCGATCTTCAAGGTCCTCAATCTAGTCTAACCAACATTGGACAGGGAGCTACATGACGAATTTTACATACTACAACGGCCCGAATGATAACGGGATCCCTCTTGGCACCGATAATCCATCGGTATCTCAACCGAGTCTGCAACAAAACTGCAATGCGATCTTTGGGATTTTAGATGAAGATTTAGTGGGGTTCAATCAGTCAAACGGTGGAACACATAACAAAAGCACATATCAAGATCAGACTAACAATCTGCCCAGCGGCGTAAGTGATGCCAACACTATCTATGCAGCTATTCCAATGGGCGGCATCTTGGAGATGTTTCTACAAAGAGCAACTGGCTCACCCATACAACTTACATCTGGAACATTGGTCGGAGCAGTAAGCAGCGGGGGAAATAATGGATTTCAGACATTTCTGCCGGGTAATTTACTCCTAAAATTTGGATTCGCAACATCTGTTGCGGGTGTCGTTACTTTTACGTCATGTGGAATGACCAATTTCGCTAATGCAATTTATGGAGTAGTTATAACATCATATGCAAGCGCAGCATTGAATGTTACTGCATATAATACAACCGGTTTCGTTGTTAATAATGGAGGAGCGGTAACGGTATTCTTTGTCGCCTGGGGTTATTAATGGGCGAAAAAATCATCGTAGGACCAGTCAACAAGGGCCTCCGCAATGATCGAACCGCTTTTATCATCGACAATGATGCTTTTCCGACGCTGATCAACGCATACCAATGGCGGGGTCGCATCAAACGAAAGCGCGGGACGGCGTTTTTAGGACAGCTGAATCGCTATATCGCAACAACAGATGGTTCTGGAGATCTGTCTTACACAATCACTCCAATTCCAGCAAACGGAACATCGATGTTCGTTATCGGAAAGGATGTTTTCCTCGATCCCGGTGGCACGGGAACGGTGACTTTAATTACAAATAGTGCAGGATCTGGAACTCTCGTCAGGACGACGGGAGTTTTGACTATCACGGGTTCAAAGGTCAGCACCAAAGTATATTATTTCCCCGGTCAGCCGGTCATGGGAATCGAGGATTTAGTTTTAAATGCGAATCAGTTCCCGGGTACTCTTGGATTCGATACTCAGTATTCCTACAACATTCCTACATCATGGCCCTTTGTCCCATATGATGTCAGCTTTTATAAGAACCCGCCAACCGGCGCTTATTCAGGCTATACAGGCAAAGGAACCGCCTGGACGCCGACCTCTTGGAACGGCCTTCCATATCAACAATTCTGGTCATGCAATTATGCGGGAGCCTTTTGGGCGACGAATGGCATCACCGATCCATTTACTACGACCAATATCGGAATGCAGTTTGCTCCGAGTGCTACGATCACTTTCAACAGCCGCCCAAGTTCAACGACGATCAACATCACAATTAATCCCTCGCCATTAGTTGTCGGGGATTTTGTCTTCTTGAATGAATGGACCGATAGCTCAACTCCAGCGAATGCCGCTCAATTGAATTTCCAGACCGGCTATGTGACTTCAGCGTCAGATCCCGGTGGAAACAATACGCTTGTCATAAAATTGCCGAACACGAATCTCTCCAATGACACTTTCGTTCCCGGTATTGTTCAATATCTCACCAACAGATCAGATCCGACTAAAGATTGCATTCGATGGTATGACGGCGATCCTACTGCCGGCAGTCCTCCGATCCCTGGATCATCGGGAGGCCCGGGTTGGGTCAATTTCTGCCCTCCATTGATTTCAGGGCCGAATAACGTCTTTGTCATCGAAGATCAGCCGCCAGGGCAATATTATCTCGTCGGCGCAAAAATGATCGTGCCTTTTAAAGGAAGATTATTGTTTATCGGGCCGGTCATACAGACTTCTTCGGCAGGTTCACAGGTTTTTTTGCAGGATACTGTTATCTACAGCCAAGTTGGGACTCCGTATTATACCGCTTCGTTTCAGCCGCCGATTACTTCAGACACTCAATATCAGCCTATTTTAGTACCCACCAATCAAACCGCAACCGCCGATGCGTTCTTCGAAGACGTGACAGGTTATGGCGGTTTTGTCAGTGCAGGATATGCCCAACCGATCAACACAGTCGTGAACAACGAGGATACTCTCTTAATGGGCTTTTCGAATCGCTTCGCGCGGTTCGTATCAACAGGCAATGGGATCGATCCGTTTCTGTTCTATGTCATCAACTCCGAGTTCGGAGCAACAAGTACCTTTTCGGCGATCACAGTCGATAGAGGCGGCTACACTTTTGGAAATTATGGCATCCTCATCACTTCGCAGATCGAATCGCAAAGGATCGATCTGGAGATCCCAGATCAGATTTTCCAACTCAAATACATGAACAACGGAGCGCAACGCGTATGCGCTCAAAGAGACTACATCAACGAATGGATCTACTTCACATATTTATCCAACAACAACCCATACAATTACCCGAACCAGACTCTCCAATACAACTACAGAGACGCGTCTTGGGCGATATTCAACGAATCCTATACGACCTATGGAACTTTTCGAGAATCTTCTGGTTTAACTTGGGCAACCGCCGGAGAAATGTTCGGTACATGGGAAGGGTGGAATCAAGCCTGGAACGCCGGATCTTCGACTGTTTCGCAGCCTCAAGTGATCGCCGGTAATCAACAAGGATTTATCGTATTTAGAGGCGTAGGAACTGAGGAATCAGTCTCTCTTTCCATTCAGAATCTTGTGGGTAGCACTGTGACCTCTCCAAATCATGGTCTGGGGATCAATGATGAACTCGATGACTATATCCTGATCAACGGCGTTTTGGGAACTCTAGGCTCTCAAGTCAATGGAAAAGTGTTTTCAGTCCAAAGCGCGACGATGAACACATTCGTCCTTAATCCGGCGATTGCCGGCGGCACTTACATGGGCGGCGGTCAAATCACTCGTCTGTATGTCCCTCAGATCCTGACCAAGCAGTTCCCAACATGGTGGCAGTATCAGCGTAAGACCAGGCTCGGCCCACAGATGTACCTATTTACCACGACCGGGATGTCTCAGATCACACTACAGATTTTCTTGAGCCAGAATCAGGATATCGCCTTTAACTACGGACCGATCGTGCCGTCTCCGGATGTTCAAAATGATTCCTTGGTCTACAGCGACATATTATACACATGCCAGGAAAGTACCAATATCGGCCTCACTCCAGCGAACACGAACCTACAACAACAGGCGAGTCCGCAAGCCCAGACTTGGCATCGCATGAATACGAGCCTGATCGGCGATACGGTTCAGATCGGCTTTACAATGTCGGATGCCCAAATGAGAGCTTTGGATACTGATAATAATCCCTATAACGCCTTCGCCGAGATTGAACTACATTCGGTTGTTCTCGATGTGGCCCCTTCACAGATGTTATCATGACAAATAATATTTTAAATCGCTCGCCTTATCTAAGGACCTCGAGGAATTTCCCGATCGATCCGCAGCCTTTAGCCGTTGAAATCAACAAAAGCTATGTAGACATAGCCAACGCCGTCAACGCTCGAACCATTGGCATTTTTGCCCCTATGCCATCGAATACAGGCAATGCTTGGTATTTGGCAGGAAGATCTTCAAAGCAAGAGACCATCCGTCAAGTCTATTTAGTCACGGGTGCAGGTACCATTGCACATGGCATTAATGTAGCCACTATCGGGGGATTTGTTGCTGTATATGGTACATTTACAGATGGAACAGTTTGGTATCCATTGCCCTATGTAGATGCAACAGCGGCTAATAATCAGGTATCGTTGACAGTGACGAGTTCGAACATTGTGATTACGGCGGGAGGCGGATCGCCCCCCACAATTTCGAGTGGATATGTTGTCCTCGAATGGCTTTCTCAACCCTGAATATCAATAGGATCGTTTTCATGTTCTTCATTCAGGGAAATCGGTGCTCGATTCCTGAAATTATAGATAGTCTTAAAGATCAACATGTAATCCTTACTCTTGGTGCATGGACGGATCAAATCCAACCGCATAGCAAGTTTCTCCATGAAAAGAGGTATATTCACTTCTCGAATGTTTAAGAAATGACTCAATGCAATCAGATAATTAGCATTCTTCAGGAAGTTTTTGGTTCCAATAATTTTTTGACGGATAAAATCGGAGATCCGATTGATAATCTGGATTTTCTCCATGATTTCTAAATAGTCAGCATCCTCTGGAAACTTGAATTTACCGAGGTTAAATTGCTTCGTGTCTTTGCCTCCATTGCGTCCTTGAATCAGAACCAAAGCATTGCGCAAAGTCAATTCATTTTTATCCATAAATTTTTGAAGCCTGATATATTCAGGAAATCCTTCGTTCACAAAGTAGTGATGGAAATCTCTCATCACCCACGGATTTTGATTTTGATTGAGTATATACATATCCTCAGAAGAAGCTCCTTTTTGGATAGTGTAGTAAATATCAATATTTAGCCTTTTTGCTGCTTCAAGCCTATGTTGCCCGTCAACGATGTGCATCTGTTCATCAACAAGAATAGGTCTATATTCCAGCAAATTCTTGGACTGAATAGACTTCATAATTTTGACCACCTTCCCCTCTTCAGTGATCCTGTTTGAAAGGTGTTTTTGAAAGATATCGTAATTATTTGTTTTTTGCATTTTTTAACTCCATAATTAAATCTAAAATAATTTCTAGTTGTTGTTCTAGTGACGTTATTCTGTCACTATTGGTAAGGATATTCTCAGATCGAGCATTAATATCAATATTGTTTTCTGCTACGACTCTATGCAATACTTCCTTATGACAATTCATAAGAACAGCTATTTTCCCTTGAGAATACCCTTGTAAATAGAAGTTTCTGATCATATCGATCTGTTCGGACGAAAAGTTTCTTCTTAAATAGCTATGGCGTTTAGCTTTACGTTCCATAGCCAGTTTATGAGCTACTTCAGCATTGTAGTAATTTCTGCCTCCATATCTATTGATTTCAGCTTTTGTACCACTTCGCGACCGACCTAATACGTCGGCTATCTTTTGGTGAGAATCGCCATTTTCAAGCATTTTTTGGATGATATTTCGTTCTTCGAGTTTAAATTCCGTACTACCTTCAGCAGCCATTAAATCTACTCTCTAAAGATTTTATGATGTCAAAAATAATCTCAACTTGAAATTCGATTTTCTCGACTCGATCGCTCATCGTAAGGTTCTGATTCGTTAATTTTTTCACATTTCCATAATTTCCGCCTTTATTTAAAGCTTGGCAATCCGCTCTTTTTTGAGCTTCAAGAGCACTGTAGACTTTACGGCCTCCGTTTCTACGGATCTCTTTACTTATTGCGGATGGAGAACGACCCAATTTTAACGCAATTTGTTCAAATGGTTTATTGGTACGAACCATTTCTTCGATAATCTTTCTTTCTTCAAGATTTAGATTTTTATACTTTCCTTTCATGTTACCTCCGATAATGCCTATTGTATTATATATGTACCATATTTGCAACTCCTATTATTTTTTACTCACTACAATAAATTTCTTGACAGTGATACTCTTGAGAAAAAGAGGTCCCTATGTCTATACCAGCAGGCGTAAAAACACCAAACCAAACTGGCCGCGATGTCGTACAAATGCCGAGAATGTCTCCGGAAGTCATGCGGATGTGGCAGGAACTTTCTTCATCGATCGGCCCGGGAGTCAAGCAGAGTCTTGGAGACATATCGACGATGGCTAAAGGCGGCACGCCGGAATATTGGCAACAGCTCGAAGCGCCAGCGAAAAGGGATTTTGGAGCGATACAAGGAAACATCGCTGCTCGTTATGGTCATGCCGGGGCGTTAAAAAGCTCAGGATTTCAGAACGTAATGAGCGGCCAAGCCCGAGGTCTCGCTGAGAGTTTGCAAGCTCAAAGACTCAACCTGCAACAAAGCGCACGAGACCAGCTTTTGAATCTATATACGCAACTTATGGGAAATGATCCTTATGAAATGGCTTTAGTTGAGAAGCAGAAAAAACCGAATTATTTTAATAAGATCATGCAGGCTGGTCTTCCGATCGCCGGAGGAATAGCTGGCGGAATCTTTGGTGGTCCGTCAGGAGCAGTGATGGGAGCCGATTTAGGTAATACTTTTGGCCAATACTTCGCATAGGGGAAATATGATACAAGAACTTAGGAAAATTGAACGCGAACCCTCTACCAAAGAGAGATTCGCTAATGCATTTGCAGGCGTAGCTCAAAAAGGCGTTCCAATGATTGCCGAGCATTTTGCTGGGAAAGAAAGGATGGCCCAGGAAAATGAGGCGATCAAGCGACTCACCGGACAAGATGTATCAGGTCTGTCGCCTGAACTCAAACAAACATTTATGCAAAAATTTCAGTCTACCGGTGCCGCCAAACCGTCCGCAGCTCAAGAAAAAGCGCAGGCGCAGGCCGCTTCATTTGAGCAAGGACTTGGAACGATCAAAGAAATGAGAGCATTGCTTCCGAAAGTCGGCATGGGAAGCGGCATTACTCAGGTCTTCTCTAAAGATGTTCGTAACGCTCGGCAACAGTTCTCGACCCTTGGCACCTCATTGATCGGCCTCTACGGATCGACACTACCAACAGGCATTCGTAATAAGACAGAGTTCGAAGAATACATGAAAGGCATCGCAAAACCAGGACAGCGAGAAGCTACGATGGAAGGCTCTTTAGACGCCTTAGAAAAGCTTTTCCAAGCGGGTATGATCAGAAATCAGATCGCAGCCAATCCTGGACTTGCTCTAACTCCTCAAGGCGAGCAAATGATGAATCAAGTCAAAGAGCAGGAACTTGAGGCCGTGACCAAGCTCAAGGAATCCCAAAAACAGGGGCAGTTCGGAGCGAATGCTAAGAAAATTGATCTGAAGGAAATTTGGAAATGAGCAGCGCGGCACAAAAGCTTAAGCAGTCTCGAGAAGCAGGCTATAGCGATGATGAGATCCTAGACTTTCTTTCAAAAAGCGACGAATACGGCCCCAAACTTCAAGCCTCTCGCGAAGGGGGCTACAGCGATGAAGAGATTTTAGATTTCCTTGGCCAAAAAGAACCCGAAGCAGAACGAGGGCCAATAGAAGGGGCCTTTAGAAAAGCAGGTCGGGAACTAGGTCAATTAGCGATAGGTCGCGTCGAACAGGCGACTCTTCCCTATAATCTTGTGGCGATCGGCGCAGGCAAATTCGAAAAAGCGACTCGAGAAATTAACTATCGGCAGACTTTACAGGATCAACTCGAAGAACTCAGCGATAAAAAACTACGCGGTCAATGGGATGAGAGGGATGAAGAGATCCTTCAAAGTACAATCACCCAGCTCAACGATCCTGAACTTGCTAAACAGAATCTCCCCGAAGAAGAACTACATTTCGACGTCGGCTCTTTAATCGAAAAAGGATTCGAACAGGCCGGTATTGACATGAGGCCGGAAGATATTTCCGAACAGGCGATGAGATGGACCGGATGGATCAAAAATCCAAAAAATATCATGAATCTCACCGATATAACCAAAAATGCGAAGAGTTTCCCGGCTTTGATTAAAGACATTTCAAAATCCGTTCTACCATCGGGTACGGAAGCAGGTAGGGGTATAGGCGCAGCAATGGGCCTAGAAATCGCAGCGGATAACGAATTAGGGCCTATTGGCTCTTTGGCCGCCGGTATAGCAGGCGATCTCATGGCAGGTGGTGTAATGGGAGCCGCTAAGGCTGGCGGGAAACTTGTCATGAATCCCTCTAAAACCATCAAAGAATGGACCGCAAAGGGAGCAAAATATTTCACCCCTAAAGATAAGCTCGATCTCCAAAAAAAGATAATCCAAGACTTTCGGAATGCAGGCATCCAACCCGACATCGGAACGATTACCGATAGCAGCATCATGAAGGGAATTCAAGCGAAGCTCGCCCAATCTCAATTCACAGGCAAGCCTCTTCAGGAATTCAAAGAGCAAATGGTCGGGCAGATTGAAGGTCGCTATAAAGAAGTTGCCAATTCAGTCGGCGAAGCGAAATTTGGTAATCTTCAAGATGCCGGAGAAGCATTGGTTAAAGCGACGCAAGACATCCGTGAAGCCGATGCAGCTGTCCATAGAAACATCTATGAAAAGGTCGATAAAATCGCAGAATCTCCCGATGCTCTTGTATTGCCCAGAGATCTCGGTCAAAAAGTCAAAGCGCTCGAGAAAAAACTTACTCCCGGAGGTCTCAAAGGGACTGAACAGAAAGCCGTTCTCAAATATTTAGAAGATCTAAAAACCGATATGTTTGATGATGCCGGCAATATTAAATCAGCTCGTGTTCAAGACTTGGTAAATTCAAAGAAAGCATTGAATGATATCATAGATTTTGAAGTTCAAGGCGGCACAAAACAACTTCTTAAGGGCATTGCTCACGATCTTGACAATGCGATCAAAGAATATGGTGAAATCAACGCCGATTTTAAGAAAAATTACGCCGCTGCAAATGCTAAATTCGCAGAGCATGCCAAAACCTTTCGCAATCGCGATGTCTTAGCGATCGCCAAAGGCGAAAACCCGATGCTTATCATGAACAAGATGAATAGTCCCGCGGGCATCCGGAAAATCGGCGCAGTGTTGAATAAAACAGCAGAAGGACGTCAACTCTTCAAGGATCTCAAGCGTTTCAAGATGGACGAGATCCTTCAGAAAAACATGGTCGATGGAGTCAGCCAGCAATTCAAGCTTGGAACCTTTACCAATGTGCTAAAAAAGGGCAAGAATCGAGAGATTATCCGAGAATTGATGTCTCCGGCGGCTTTTAAAAGGCTTGAAAGCCTTCAAAAAATGACGGGGCGTCTCGCTGAATCGGCTCAAGCTTTCATGAATGCTTCTAAATCCGGCGTACATGCTGTGGATATGTTGGCGTCAGCTAAACTTATCAGTGATTTTGGGAACCTGTTTGCCGGTAATGTTTGGCCATTGATGAAAAGCGGGGGGGTTTATTTAGCCAGCAAGCGTTTGAGTAAGCTTTTCGGAGATCCTGAATTCCTCAAAATGGTCGAAGATTCTGTTCTCGCGTCAGGAAAACGCAATATGCCTCGGATGCAGAAAATCGCTTCTGCAATGAGAGAAAGGTTTTTACCCGAGGAAGGTCAGAAAGGTCCAACAACTGCCTTAAGAAGATCGCCCCAGGTTAGTCCCGGGGGAGGCGGTCCCCAGTCTCCAGCTTCTTCATCCCAAGCCTCAGCGGTCAAACCTCCTGAACCATCATCTAGTGCTCTCAATCGTGTTCCGTCTTCCAAAACTCCTTCTAAAACCGGCTTGCCAGCCGAATCAGTAGGTACCATAGATCCCTCCAATAAGAAAATGATTTACCAGGGATCAAACGATCCCAAATTGCTGCTAAATAAAGCGGCTATCTACAAAAAAGATTTCATCGATGATGTGCATTCACTCATCGAAGGCATTAAAGGAGCGTCTTTAAAAGGCGCTCGTGCTAAAACTCCCGAATCGGTAGATCTCAAACTTGCCAGAGGATATAAACCCGATCAAATCCCAGACTACCTCGGCGCGAGAATCATGGTCAACTCAAAATCGGCTCTCGATAAAGTGATGAAACGGCTCGAGGCTAAAAAGCCCATCGAACTCGAAAACTACATCGTAGCTCCCAAAGGGGAATGGGGATATCGAGCGGTTCATACTCAGCTTCCAATCGATGGCATGTCAGGCGAACTCCAGATCGTTCCGGAGATTATCGGAAAACTTCAGCCCTGGATGCATAAATATTACAAAAAATGGCAACAAATTCCGCTCGAGATAAAGATGAAAGATCCCGAATATCTTTCGGATGTCAACAAGGTTTCAGTAACAGTCAAAAAATCATTCGAAAAATTCGAGAAATCCTAGTCTTTTTCGCCAGCATGTTTGACTCTGTTTTTCTTCACAACTTTCAAAGGTTTTTTAGGTCTTTGCAAGCCCCGATGATAGATCGGATGTTCGGTCTCTGAACCACCCGCTGTTTTACCAATCTCATGACCGAACCGTTCTTTCTCGGACTTGTGTTTCTTCGGCATCGGTTTCTTGTCTTTCTTGTGCATAGGAATCCTCTGTATTTTCTATAGAGATTTCATATTCACATATCTCTTCCAGAACCTCAATTCTTTTTTCGAGTTCCGTGACTTTTTCTGTCAGGACATCGATCGTCCAAAAGGGGACCAAGACGGCCGCGATAATGTAGATCATTTTTTTCTCAACTCCTCCATGATTTCATCATGTCTTTTTTGTAGTGTTTCTTTGATCCCGGTCCATATTTTAAGAACCATGTAACCTACGAAACAGTAAGCTAAAAACATTCCTACTTCGTGCATCTAATACTCGCTCTCAACCATCAAGACCTTATTAGTAAGATAGAAACTATAATCCCCATCTTCAAGATCCGTAAAATCTCCTTCTTGGGTAACTAATGTATATCCGTTCCCATCAGTACATAACGCTATGAATTTTCCGCGGTGACTAATTATTTTCCAGTGTTGGAACTCATAGTTTCTTAGTTGCGGCTGATAGCTCGCGATCAAGTCTAGAACCCAGTAGGCTCCGCCTTCTTCCGCGAACGCATAGACTCCATCGGTGCATACGAATCCGCCGAATAGAGTCAGTCTATGATATTGTTCAGTACCCGTGTATTGTCTTAGTTTACTTGCTAATGTTGTCATGTTCTTGCCTCCAATTCTTTTTCTTTTTTAAGCATGGTTATCGTCGCGCCCAGGAACTCCAAGAATTCCAAGCTAACGTACCCAGTTCCACCCTCGAATTTTATAATCCCTCCAGGAATGACTTGGATTGTAAATCCCTCTTTCCGAGCCATTTTGTTTACATAACATTCGATGTCTTTTCGATCATTGCTATCTAGAAACATAGTGCCTCCCTTACTTGAATAACTCTGGTTCTATATCCGATCCCTCGAACTCTTTGAGCCCCTCGGACCGCCATGTCATAATCATCGAAGAAAACGTTCTCTCGTACCCACACCATCGCGAACTCATTTGTCGGATGGTTTCTCAGGACTTCCACTCTCCAGCCTTCTCTCATGATTCCCTCCTTATTACGCCACAAGTGTACCATATATGCATCATTATCACAATACGACGAATTAATTTAATTCTCACTTGCATAAATCCCTCTCACCAACTAAATTTTTGACTAGATAACAATCCTTTTTTGGGAGCCAAAATATGTCCTCAAATGTAAGTCTTTATGGCATCGGTGCTAGTGGAGTATCTCTAGGCGCTTCAGGTGCAATTCCAATCGCTCAAACACGAGCCCCGGGTGTATCCGATGTCCAAGGACAATATGGGCAATATCAGATAGGCCAATCTTGGGTCAATGAACTGACCAATACCTCCTATGTTCTTACAAGCTTTTTCTATACGAACGGCATTCTTCAAGCCACTTGGACTTCAACCGCAGCCGCAGCCGGCGCATTAAACACGCTAACTGGCGACAGCGGCGGCGCGATTACACCCTCTGCTGGTAACATCAATCTAAACGGAACATCCGGCCAGATTACGACTACTGGCTCTGGATCAGCAATCGTATGGTCACTTTCCTCGAGTCTTGTCGCACCTGGATCTCTGGAAGTAACTGGACTTCTTCAAGGCGATGCTGGAGCGACTTTAAACACCGCTGGCACTGTGATGAATATCGCGACTGACAATGACACTTCCACTGTCAACATCGGCAACGGCACTTCAGCGCGAACGATCAATATTGGCACGACTACAGGCGTAAAAACGATCAATATCGGCACCGGAGCCGCTGCCAATCCGATTACGATCGGATCCGCAACAGGTGCGGCATCTCTATCTTTGCTGTATGGTTCAGGTAATATGTCGATCGCAGGCGCAGTTGCTGGAACAGTAACAATCGGAGCCGCCGCCCAAACCGGACTAATAACTCTCGGAAAATCTTCGACAACATCTGAAGTCGATATAGCCTCTGGAGCTGGAGCATCGACAGTTAAAATTGCCGCCGGAACGGGTGGCAACACTGTGCAGATCGCCAATGGAGCTGGAGCCAATACCGTCTCTATTGCAACTGGAGCCGCCGCCCAAACTGTTACCGTCGGATCGACGAATACAACCTCAGCATTGACTTTACAAGCGGGTTCTGGCGGCGTCGGTGTTACTGGAGCCACTAGCATTACCGGCTCTTTGACCGCATCGACCACTATTACAGCAACTCTTGGCAATATTACCGCGACCAATGGCAATTTAAATCTTGCCCATACTGGCAACAAGCTTTTGATCCACGCATCAACGGCAGCTTCAGACGCGATTGGCGTAACCGCAGCAATGACGGCGGGTACGATTACAGTAAGCACAACTGCGGTCACGGCGAATTCTGTTATCTTCCTAACAGCTGTAACTCCAGGTGGGACACAAGGTGTTTTGTCATATGGTACGATCATTGCTGGAACAAGTTTTGTGATCACTTCTTCAAGCAATATGGACACGTCGACAGTCGCTTATTTGATTATCAACTAAGGAAAAATATGCAAGTCAGTAAATATGACGCAACCACTCCTCAGAATTTAAGAGCTGTTCCATTTCCTCAGGTAAGTATCGCAGAAGCATCGATCGGGGCTAGCTATGTTGCGGTAGGGGGATCTCTTTTTAATACTCCTATGCTGATTGTAATCATTGTCTCGACTCTCAATGACACCGTTCAATGGTCATGGGATGGTGTAAATCCGGCTTTCCCAGTTGTTGCAGGCGCTACGATCATTATCGACATGAAAAGCGATAATATCCCTCTTCCTGGCAGTTATGGCCCATTCGTAAAACTTATAGGTACTCCAAACACAGGTTCTCTTTATGTTGGAGGCTTTTCAATATGAGTCAATATTACAACGGTAGCGGCGGTAGCGGTGGTAGCGCAGTAAGTTCAGCTCAAGGAACTGCGCCGATTACTGTTAATGGTGTATCAGGGACTCCAGAAACCGGCGCAGTTACGGTCGCTCTAACCACTCCTTTGACTGTTCAATATGGCGGTACGGGGGATTCATCTTTGACTGCCTATGCAGTTTTATGTGGCGGCACAACGAATACTGGAGCAGTGCAGTCAATTGCCAGCGTCGGAACCAGCGGGCAAGTGCTTACTTCGAATGGGGCAGCTATGTTGCCGACATTTCAATCCGTCTCTGGGGGATTAACAGGAGTTTTTGCAGCGATTTTATCTGCAACACAATCAAATGTCACTGGCGATGGAACTGTTTTCTATCCAATTTTTAATACAGCCACCACCTCTAATGCAGCTTATAATACTGCAACAGGAATTTATACAGCCCCTTCCAATGGGACGTATTTTTTTAATGTAGGGCTATTTTTAACTGGTTTTAGTGCATCACATATTAGTGGTAATGCATCTTTTCAAGATGCTGGCTCAGGTCAAAATTTCATGGAAGTAAGTCATGGAAATTACTATTTAATGAGTGACGGATTAGACGGAAATTTAATTGTCCAGGGTAATGCAATTTTCCCACTGACAGCGGGCCAAGAGGTTTATGTAAATGTGCAAGTTAACAATGGAATGAAAACCATTAGTGTATTTGGGACTACTCCTACACCACATAATTATTACAGTTATTTCGGCGGTGGAAAACTGGCATAACATACTTTAGCGGATACAAACTCCACTAAAATTAAAACGAAAAAAAACTAATGACGACACCCACACCTCAAACCGCATATGTCACAGCATCCGGGACGATTACCACAGATCCTTTTCTTACGATCATCGCGGCTCGCGATCCCAATAACGGCGATATCAACCACTTCGTCGGAAAACGTTGGGTAAATTCCCTGACGATCCACGAATGGATACTCATCGGTTTTAACTCATCGAACGGCATCGTCACGCCAAATTGGCAACCTCTTAGTTCTTCATCGACGGTTGAAAGTTTTGTGACGAATGTAGCAGGTCCCGTCGATCCAAATGGCTCGAATCAGATCCTGGTCAATGCCTCGACTACGACATACACCGACGGTACAACTGCCAATACCCTCAAAACCGAGCTGCAAGGCACTTTAAATGACATATTCGTAGGTGCAGGCGCTCTCACCCCGGCTACGCAGATTGCAACGGCAAATAACGGCGTTCTGATCACGTCAACGACCGGAGTGCCGTCGATTCTTCCGAACGGGACAACTGGACAGGTTCTTACCGCTACGACAGGATCGCCGCCATCGTGGTCATCGTCGGCGGGAGATGTGTTATCGATTACCGCAACCGCCCCATTAACCGCTAATGCCGCATCTGGAACGCCTGAAACCGGAGCGGTGACTGTAGCTCTCACGACCCCTCTTGTTGGAACTTATGGCGGGACTGGAGTCAATAATGGGGCCAAAACAATCAATCTCGGTTCGCCGACATCTGGATATGTTCTTACCAGCGATGGAAGTGGCAATGGGACTTGGCAAGCCAATCCTGGATCTACCGGCTTTGCTAGCGTTAATATTCAAGTTATTTCTTCAACAGGTACTTACACTCCTACGAGCAACATGGTCTATTGCATAGCTGAATGCATCGGAGGCGGTGGGGCTGGAGGCGGCGCTCCCACTACATCTGGATCTCAGTATTCTGCGGGAGGCGGAGGCGGAGCGGGTGAATATGCTCGAGGTGTTTTTAGCGCAAGTTCGATTGGTGCTTCACAGTCTGTAACTATCGGAGCCGCTGGAGCGGGAGCTAGTGCTACGACAGGCGGAAATGGGGGAACTACTTCTTTAGGAATATTGCTTACAGCTGCGGGAGGCAGCGGAGGCCCAGTAACCGCCGCCACTGGAGGTGGGGGAGGGGCTTCGTGTTTAGGAGGGGCGGGTGGAACTGGAGGTAGCGGAGGGACTTTAAGATCTCCAGGGTCAGCTGGAGGAACAGGACTAGTTTCAATATCGGGGCTTGTTCTATTCTCTGGAGCTGGAGCATCTTCGCAATATGGATCTGGCGGTCTAGCTCCCGCCTCTAATGGAATCGCAACTGCTGCTGGGAATGCTGCTACTGGTTATGGGTCTGGAGGATCTGGCGCTCTTGCCAACATTTCTTCTGCAAATCAAACAGGAGGAGCGGGAACAAAAGGCGTGGTAGTCATCACGGAATTTATTAGCTAAGGACATTATGGATAAGGAAATCAGATCGATCGAAAAGAAAACGAAGGGCGTTGAGAAGTCTCTCAAGCATCTAGAAAAAGCCGACAAGAAACGCGACAAAGTGGTCAAGGTCGGCAAAAAAGCCATGAAAAAAGGCTGCAAATAGCCTAGAATCAGACCTTTTCAAGAGGGTCTATGGGCTACATTCTCATCATTTTCATTTTATTGCTAATTTTACTTGCCGGCGTCGCCGTATGGATCATACGCGATCGATGAAAATTTCGGTTCCGGCCACAAACTTTAGGAGGCGAACCGGAACCGAAAGGTCAGCATGCTCGTACTGACACAGATATTTTGTCTCATAGATGATTTTGAGGGAAGAGGAGATTTTGCTTGAGGGTTATGGGCTTGGGGAAATACTCTTTTGAAACGAGGCCCGTGCGCAAACACGGGCGGACTACGATTGTTCTTACCCGAACACCGGAAATTATACAAGAGTCCATACAAAAAGCAACTCTAAGTAATTTCTTACAGTCCGCCAAGATGTTTGCGACAGGGCCTCCTAACAATAGGAGTTCTCTATGAAAAATCTAGAAAATAGCCCAGCTTTTCAGGTCGCTTTGATCGACGCAATAATTTTTCCGGCAACTGGGAAAATATCACCTGTAAAAATAAAATCTATATACCACCTCTTCCAACTTTCAAAAAAAGTTGATCGAAAAGAATTCACTGACATATCTCAAGGAAAAGAACTCATCTGCGAGAAAGGAAAGTTTGGCAGAACCCAGTTCACAAAATTTATCAATAGCCCAGATTTTCAACTTTTCGGAAAAGTGATACATCGAAATAACGGAGTTGAAGACCTCACAAATCTTTACGAACTTCATGACTGGGTAAAATCGATTTTTCGATTCTTTGAGAAAGTCGGCATGATGCAAGGGTTCCGAAATGAATTTGAAAGGTGGCGATGTAGGATAAAACGGCGACTTAGGAAATGGCTTTTACCACTTTTGGAAGCAGGTAAAACGTTTTCTCAGATCCTTGAAAATAGGAAGCTTGTGAACAAGTTATCGACAAAAACAGTGTCTAAACCGACCGACCCTACCCTTTCTAAACCGACCGCTATAAAGCATACTTCGTATATGGGTTCTATAAAGCCTTCCAGGGAGTCTAAATCGAAACAAGAGCTTCCAGCCATTAGGGGATTTTGCCAAATAGCGGAGACGCTTTCGGTACGATTTTCAATTAGAGACGGCGATTTGAACATGATCATGAATTCCTTTAGCTTGAAAGAGATAAAATCTGGTCTTAGAATGAGAGAAAATTGGAAGGCTAACGGGTTTCAAGCAAAATCAGAAATCGGGGCTTTTTTGGCATGTATGAGGAAAAATGGTTAAAAAATTTTACACGAAGTCTGAAGGCGACGAATTTTTGAAAAAAGTATATAAAGAATTTGATGAATACAAAAAAAATGGAAAAAATTTGTTTCAATGGTTTTGTGATCAACCATCGGAATTCTTAAAGTTAATTGCAGAAACTAACGAAAAATCTCCAAAGAAAACTGTTTCTTTAGGAACTCTTGGAATGATGTTGGCTTTGCGATCCTATGAAATAGAAAATGACTGCCAGGGAATTCCGGAAGAGAAGATAAAAGAAATTTATACTACTTTCCATATAGTGGCAGCGATGGCACATTTTAAAGTGTTAGGAATGGCCGAAACTTCGGATCAATCCAAATGGATGTCTCCAGAAAGTATATTGTTTTTTAGACCAAACGAATGATCATCGTAAACCCCTATCCCCAGCATCAAATCCACAGAATGTCAGAAGTGGCTCAAATTTCGATCCAAACGACCGACCCCGACTCTTATGACTATTCTTGGATAACAGACGAAATTTTGGCCGTTTGCCGCTGCGACGATGGGATTATCGTTTGGTTCTACAAAGAAAGGGTAGCCAAAAATCCATAATTGCTCTAATTTGGTACACACAAACCGGAATCATCGATGAAGTCAGATACTACAAGTAAAGCGATCATCTGCGATCTGGACGGGACCCTTTGCGACCATCGACACCGGCTACACCATATTGCGGACTCCCGCAAAAAGGACTATGACGCTTTTTACGCCGCGATGGATAAAGATACGCCGAATAAATGGTGTGAAGCAATTATATGCTCTTTATATGATGGACAATGGGGAGAGGTAATAATTTTATATGTAACTGGAAGGCCAAATAAATATAGAAATATTACTGAAATATGGTTATCTGAAAATAATATCGTTAAATTTGGTGGAAAAAGCGGGCAAGACGAACAACATTCTCTTTTCATGAGGCCGGATTATTTATATCCGTGGAATGGGCAAGTCGATATGTGGAATTCTCCTTTTATGGCCCATCCAGAAAGAAAACCGGACCATCGCCCCGCTTACGAAGTCAAGCGAGAAATCTACGAACAGAAGATCAAAAACAAATACGAGGTCCTTTTTTGCCTCGAAGATGATCCGGAATGTGTTAAAATATACCGAGATCTCGGACTCATTTGTCTCGATGTAGGAAGAACCCAATAGGAATTATGGAAATCAAAAACTTTAGAAAGCTACCCGAAGATAATCCGAACTTCGCCCTTTTCGACGTTTACATCCCTGCTTTAGAACTTACCCTCCGAAACTTCCGGCTGCGGAGAGGCAAAAAAGGAGGCTGGTATATCAACTCAGCCAACTTCAAAGATGGGAACGAATGGGTTCCCTATATTGCATTCAGCTCGGAAAAGTTCAAGGATTTCTCTCAGAAATGCCATGAGCTTCTTAAAGAACATATGAAATGAGGAACACATGAAAATGCTCAAAGATTTTAAACTTCTATTCGTCGCTTTAGGCGCATTCTTCTCGATCGCAATCGCAGGAATCGCATATGAAAATGCACATCCGCATCCAAAGCCGATGTCGCTTGGCATGGCGTACAATGGCCAAGACGGAGGATGTATCCGCATTCCTGGCGATGATGGTCATGATAACTGGATCGACAACCATCCTCTCGTATTTGGTGGATTCGCGCCGAATCTAGAAATCGAGGTAATTCTTCCCGAAATGCCTAAAGATGATGGATTCGTGTGACTCCAATGCATGAAGCATTAGCTTTTTTCTTTTTTGTTGGTGTCATCCTACTTTTCATCACAATCTGGAGCAATCTTAAAAAATGAAAAAAGAACTGCTTTATATCGACTATCATTATCAGTCCAAGATGTTTTTCATCACGCAGATCATCGCCGAAATGGAAGAAAAACAGATCTCCAAATCGGAATTGGCCCGAAAAATGAAAACAAGCCGCTCAGCTCTCGAGCGGCTTTTAGATCCCAAAAAGCCAACGACTCTTAAAAGCCTCGAACGACTCGCTAATGCACTCGGTCTCACGCTAAAAATAAAACTTATCGAAATCCCTATGCCGGTTGATTGATGAAACTCGGCGAAATCATCGGTTATTGTCTTGTGGGTCTTCTTGCGATCTTCGGAGCATCGGCGATCGGAATTCTACTTGGCGCTTGGTTTCGATCTTTACTCGAATGGGTACGTTGACCGGTTTATATTTCTCGTTTAAATATGAGGCATTTGCGCAGCGCCAGACTTTGCCATCTTTGTCTTGATTTACTAATAGCCCATAACCTTCATGGACATGCCCAAAAACGCTTAGAGATGGCCTAATTTCGTTTATCCGTCTTAGAAGCGCTATTGACCCCACTGACTCGAACCAAGAGGTTTTATCAAGAATTCCGTGCGGGGGGGAATGTGTCACAAGGATGTCGGTATCAGCGGGTATCCAAGAAAATTTCTCGGCAAGTTCTTGTTCTGTCGATTGCGTGAATGCCATGCAGTGTTTATTCATGCCCTCGAATGTCTTGGTCCAAGGAGATCCCCAGATCTTAAAGCCTTCGAATTCGCAGCCGGAGTCTAAGAGGTATTCATATTTCTCAAGATCGTAGCAAAGACCAAGTGGTAAGCCGTCATCTAACAGAACGTCGTGATTGCCGCCGACGATGATCTTTTTACGGTACTTCAGCGGTCGGAGCCAATTGAAAAAATCTTGATAGTTGCTTACTCGGTTTGATCTAGTTAGGTCCCCGGCGATGATGAGTAGGTCGCCGCCTGGCATGTCGGGATAGAAACCGTGTAGGTCTGAGATGCAGTCAATGATCATACTAATTTCACCTGAGTCGTTA